TAAAATTCTTTAAATTAAAGAGAGGTTACCGAATCACAACTCGGCTCTTCCAAAAACGACTACAATGAATCGTATTGGCGTGCATCACACACTGTAATCCCCACTTTAAAAATTGGCTGACAGGGAGGGATTTGAACCCACGAGCTTCTGCTTGGAAGGCAGAGTCCATAGACCGCTAGGAGACTGGTGCATTTGAAAATGGCTGGATCGGAGGGACTTGAACCCCCAAACAACTTTCGTTGTGGCAGGTTAACCTTACTACTACAGTTTTCACTGCCCTTTCGGTTTGTAGTCTGGACTTTACCTTCATCCGTTCTGGATGCTCTCCATCAAGTCTCTACACCTTCATCATTTCTGATGCTTGGCTCGGTATTGCCATTTTACAGGTTTCACCGAATTTGAAGAGTAACCATTAAGTATTCCTACTTAATGTGCCGATTAATTCAGCCTGCTGCCTTGCCAATTAGGCTACGATCCAATATTTTTTCTAAATTTATTCAATGAACTTACTCCTAATCTTTCACATCTTTTTTTAACTGTTATCACTGAAATATTTAATTCTTCCGCTATTTTACTATATGATTTTCCATTTTTTAGTTCTTCTTCTAAATTTATTTTATTCCAATCTACAATCCAAGACAACGAAGCCGCACATTTAACTGAGCAAGTCTTTTGATGAATATTTTTCTTATTTCCACAAACAGGACAATTATCAAAATTAGCTTCTTTTTGTTTTTCAAGATAATTTTCATATTCTATATTAAATTTAGCATATTCTTTTGGTAATATTGTTATTCCATAATGAACTTCTGAATGACATCTATTACATAGAAGAATACATTTTTTAAGCTCTTCTACAATTTTTATCCAAGATACTGGATTTCCTCTAATAGCTCCTAATCCAAAATCTTTTTCTTTTGGATTAATATGATGAAATTCCATAGCTTCATAACATTTATCATATCCACATATTTGACATTTTCCACCCATTGACTCAACCATTCTTATTTTGGTGTTTTGTCTCCATTTCTTTACGGCTTCAGATGATTTTGACATATTAACTTCTCCTGTTAATTTACTATAAAAGTATTTATAGTTTTATTAACAGAAAATGTTAATATTTGTAAAATAAAATTGGCAGATAGGGAGGGACTTGAACCCCCAGTTGAGATAAATCTCGTCAGAGTAACAATCTGATGGCTTGCCAATTCGCCGCACCTATCTATAATTTGGCAGTACCGACGGGAATCGAACCCGCTTCATTCTACGTTGACAGCGTAGCGTCCATAACCAACAGACTCCGGCACTATAAATTTGGTGTGGATGGGAGGAATTGAACCTACCAGTCTCCGGCTTTCGGCCGGTATTCTAAACACTAAACTACACCCACAATATTTGGTACCCCCGGCAGGATTTGAACCTGCGATGGTGCTTACGCACGTCGGTTTAAAAGACCGGACTGTTCGACCAGACTACAGGAACGGAGGCATATATTTTAAAAACTTGGCAGGTGCGAAGGGATTCGAACCCCCATAGACTTTCGTCACGGTTTTGGAGACCGCTGCATCCCCGTCTGCCACGCACCTATAAAAGCATTTTTAATATCTAGAATGCTTAACTAAAAAATTGGTACCCCCGGTAGGATTTGAACCTACGATGTGACTTTACGTCAACCAGATTAAGAGTCTGGGCTATTCGGCCAGGCTATAGGAACGAGGGCAAAAAATTGGTGGATGCGGTAGGATTCGAACCTACATAGCCGAAGCGACGGGGTTACGGCCCGCTGATTTCTACCCACTTACCATCACATCCATATACCAGCCTACTCTCACTGGAGTCACACCACTTAAATCTCCATCAATGCGTTAGGGGGTCATATCCCCGATACATTGATTTCACAGATTGGCAGGTGTCGCCATAATAAAGCAAGCCGTGACGTTATTCTCGTCTTTTCTCTCCGGCGAGGGTGTCTTATTAATAGTGGACGAACGGCTTTTTTATGTCAATCTCCTAAGAGATTTCATTCTAAAACTAGTTGCTTTCGCAACAAAGTGCTTTAGTCAGTTCCACAAAAATGTCAAAGAGCAGTACAACAAAAAAGGGAGTCAGATTTTCACCTGACTCCCTTGGAATTCTAAAATCTTTTCCAATCGTCAGGTTGAGGCAACGCCTCCTGGTCTATCTGTCTGTTCATTATTGGCATTGAGCCAAATATAGAACATGGGCATCGCACTAAAATATTGTGCTTTATGCTTTCGGGTTTGTTTACAGATAGTGTTTTTCATATTCTTTCCTTTTGTGTTATCAAATTTGGTTGCAACGGATGGGAGTTGAACCCATTTTACCTGGCTTATGAGACCTGGTCAAATGCCGACCTGCCCCCTGCTATAAATTTGATTTTTCCTTTCTAATACTATTTATGATTATTATAACATCTTTTTGCGTGATTGTCAATATTTATTTTCAAAAAGTTTTTTATCTCTGACACATTTTCTTTCTTCTTTAAAGATAACATCTTTTCAATCTAATGTCAAGGTTTATTTTTCTTTCTTTTAAATTTGAACAAACCCAAGAATGTTACTTCTTTATCGGTTACTTTAAGAATCGGGATATTAACCTTTATCCTCTTTCTCAAATGTTCTAACATAATATATAGTATTTCCGTTTAAATGTCAATGTTTTTCTTTAAAATATTTATTTAATCGTTTAAATCCATTTTCTATATAATATAGGTCGCACGGTCATTATACATCTTTTCTAGCAGTTTCGTGAAATAACATATCAACAAAAGGTTCTAAACCAGCCTCACCATTATCTGAAGAAATTATTTCATCAACCATTGATTTGAAACGAAGGAAGTCTGTAGTTCTATTACCAGATGCCATTTCAAAATGTTTTTGAAGTTCTCCTAACTTCTGAGAGGCTTCTTTCAAAATGTCAACAACATCCTGGGCGTCTATAACAACAGCTCTCATCTCTTCGTTTTCTTTTAAATATTTTTTGAAGCTCATTCTTCACCTCCATTGTCTACTGGGACTTCTTCGTCTGTCTCAGTCTCATCCGATGAATCCATATCAGTGCTTTGGCCGATTTTTTCAGTAACGATTTCAATAACGATTTCTACTTTAGTTGATTCACCTTCTGACTCGTTATACTCAGAAGTTGCCAAAAATCTTGGACTGTTCTTAAGAATGCCTTTGTCGTGTCTCTCAACTCCGATTTCCATATTGTTGATAATTTGCATTTTCTCGTCTTCCGACAAGTCAAATTCAGTTACAACATACTCCTTGATAACATCAATGATGTTTTTAAGAAGGTTACTTGAAACTTTCTTGACATCTTCTTCAAGCTTCTGTTTTACGAATTCAGTAAATAATCCCATCGTATTTCTCCTTTAAGCACATATTTTTGAAAGGTTTTTAAATTCCTCTTTCTTTACCCTTGTGAAAAGTCCGTCGTAATCATCTTCTTTTTCTTTAGTCAAATCATCAATGATTGTTAACGCAGAAGCCATCAAATCTTCAAGTGTTCCGTTGTTTTCAACTATATAATCCCATACTTTCCAATCATCCAAAGAGGTTTCGGATGGGTGTGACGCGACTTGTTCATTAGTATTTATATTTCTTACAATTCTTATTACTACAGTTTCATAATTATCGTCGTAAATTTCAGTAATCTCATTAGGAAAACGACAGTCTGTTACAAGGATAACGTCGCTCACAGACTTTATCGCACGTTCCTTGACTTGATTAACCCACCAATTATCATTAACTCTATTGCGGAAAATCTCTGTTCCGTATAGTTGTAGGATGTTTCTGGTAATATCGGTCTTATCCTCATACCAATTCTCATCCCTGATTATTAATTTATCAATGGTTTTTTCAATACCCTGAATGACAGCGGGGTTAAGCATCATTTCTCTTGTGTCTGAAAAAAGATTGACTTTAGTTTTGATTTCTTCGGCGATATGCGCTAAAACATTTTGGAGCTTTTTGAAATCTTGCCTACAACCATTTTTGAGGTCTTTAGCAAACAAGTCTGTTTCAAATGTCAATTTTTTTGCTTGTAATGCTTTTTGTAAATAATCAGCAAATTGATTTTTACCTGAACGCATTTTACCAGATAAAAGTATTACTTTTTTCATATAAACTCCTTTCAATAAAAAGATACTATTATTTTTAAACTACTTCATTTAATAAAACCTGTGAAACATCAATGTAATCAGCTCCAAGACTGCCTTCGGTAATTACTCCATTAGTTAGCTTGACTTTACCACAAGTACAAGCACCACTATGTTCAACTACAGACTGACAG